TCAAGGGCGTGACGAGCGCCTGGGATAGTCTTCTGCGCGGCGTAACGCAGTTTGTCGAGGTGAACACCCCGAGCAAGTTCGAGGCCATCTCTACGGCCCAGAATCGCCTCAAGGAAGCCACCGAGGCATATGACCGTGTCCTGGCTCAGTCGAAGGGCGCCGGTGATTATGGCGCCACTCTGGTAAAACTGCGCAACGACATTGCGGCGGCCAAGAAGGAACTGGACGAGGCGAAGGCTGCCACCGGACAGGCAGGCAACACTGCCATCCCCGACGTGGGGGCAAAGGGCAACGATCCGCAAGAGCAGATCAAGAACATGACCGCAGCCCTCGGCGCCTATGCTGGCCAGCAGGCGCGCGTGAAGGATCTCGATCTCCAGATCGCGGCGGCGCAGAAGCTGGTGGCCAACGCAAAGGGCGAAGACGCCGACCGGCTGAAGCTGCTTATCGCCGACGCGCAGAAGTATCGGGAAGAGCTGTCGAAAACTGCCGAGGTGCCGAGCCGGCTGCCGCAGTGGCAGACCGAGATTGCGGCCATCGACGCCCTGCAAGAGCAGAGTCGCCTTCAGCAGCTTGTCAATGACGCCGACTATTGGCGCCAGATCCTGCAGCGCGCCGACCTGTCGGCCAAAGAGCGCCAGCAGATCGAGAAGGAGCTGGCGAACGAAGAGATCCAGATCAATCGCGCCGTGTCGGAGGAGGCCGCTCGCCTAGACCGACAGGACGAGCAGATTAAGCAGGGGCACGCAAAGACGGATCTGGAGCTGCTGAAGATGCGTGAGGAGGCCGAACTTGCCTCCATCACCTCGACCCAGGCCAAGACCATCCAGGCCGCACAGGAGAAGCTGGCGACAGAAGAAAAGCTGACCCAGGATCTCGCCGCCAATCAGATTGACCGGATCAGGATCGAGCAGCAGGGTCTCGATCAGGGGTCAGTCGAATACCAGAGGTATGCCGACGACATCCGCAAGATCGAGGGAAAGCTTGATCTGGATATCGCCCAGTTGAAGGCCAACTCGGCGCAAGAGCAGAACCAGATCACGCAGACCATGCTCAAGTCCTACCAGAAGGACATGCAGACTGCCGTCCAGCCGATCGGGCGCGCGTTCGACTCCATAGTGTCGGACGCCGTCAAGGGCTCCGGCAGCATGCGCGATGCCTTCGGCAAGGCCGGCAAGCAGATGGCAACCTCCTACATCGAAGACATCGCCAGCATGACGGCCAGGTTCCTCGCCTACAAGGCTCTGACCTTGGTCGGGTGGACCGACATGGCGACGGCAGCCATCGGCTCGAACTCGTCGTCTACGGCGGCGGTCATCGCCGACTGGCTTGGGCTGACCGCCGCTCAAACCGCGTCGAGCGCAACGGCGACTGCCGAGACCAAGGCTCAAGCGGCTATGCAGGTTCCCGCCCTGACTGCAGTCGCTGCCATGGGAGCTGCCGCAGCGGTGGCGCCCACACCCTTCGTCGGGCCGGCGCTCGCAACTGGGGCCGTCGCTTCGATGGACTCGCTGGGCGCGTCTCAGATGGGCGTCTTATCCGCCTACGGCGGTTTGGGACAGGTTCCTTATGACGGTGCAATGGCCGAGCTGCACAAGGACGAGATGGTGCTGCCAGCCTACCTGGCGACCCCGCTCCGATCCATGGTCGGGTCCGGCGGGAACTTCAACGGCGGCTCTGGCTCGGGCGGCTCTTCCGGCGCCTCCGGCGCTAACTCTGCCGGTGGCGGCGCTCCGGCGATCAACTTCAACGTCACCGCGATCGACGCGGCCGGCGTGGCTCGGTTCTTCCAACAGAACGGGCAGCACGTCGCCAATGCCGTGGCCAACCAATACCGGCTGGCAAACACGAACCTGGGGAACGTCATGCGGGGAAACTCCTGACGTTCCCCTAATCGGGATCTTCCTTCATGACGACCTTGGTATTTCCGACCCTTCGCGGGCTCGGGTACTCGCTCACGCGCGCCTCCATTTGGAAGACGCGCACCCAGCCCTCGATCAGCGGCAAGGAAACTCGCCTGGCCGACTGGTCGAGCCCGCGCTATCGCTGGGACATGACGTTCAACTTCCTTCAGCAGGGCGCATTCGGCGGCCAGCAGCTCTCCGAGATGGCGACGCTGCTGGGCTTCTACGATCAGATGTGCGGCGGATTCAACACATTCTTGTTTCAGGACTCGGACGATTACCAGGTGACGAGCCAGGTGATCGGCACGACGGACGGCATCAACACTGGGTTCCAGGCTCAGCGCACCTTCGGCGGCGCCACCATGCCGGTCCTGGCGATCAATGCCGTCACAGCGCTCTCGGTCGGCGGCCAGGCAGTCAACGGGCCCTTCACGTTCAATCCGTGGGGGTATAGCGGGACGGCCGGCGGACCCGGCTACATATTCCTGCCATCGGTCTACCCGGCCGGCGAGCAGATCGTTGCCAGCTTCAGCTATTACTTCCCGTGCCGGTTCGATGCGGACCAGTGCGAGTTCGAGAAATTCGCCTCGAATTTCTACGCACTGAAGAAGCTCTCGATCATGTCGGTCAAGTGAATTTTCTTCCTTGAATATAGGTGAAATTTCACCTATTTTTATGCACTATGGGAGGAGTTTTGTTTTGACAGATCTGTGGCTTTTCACCTTCACCGACCCCGAGTTTCACCTTTCATCCGCCAGGGTTACAGCCACCAACAAGGCGATGGCCCGTTCCGTCATCGAGGCTGCCCTGGGCAAGCCGCTGCCGACAACGGGTGTGATCCTGGCGTTTTTAGGGAAGGTAAACGCGCCGTCCGAGCGAGTGGCGTCCGTGATCACCCGCGCCGGCCTGACCATCGAAAATGATGAGGCACCAATTTGAAGCCCGTTTCGCCCGAGCTGCTTCAGCTATTCACGGCTCGCGAGTTCTTCGTCGTCGATCTCTACACCTTCCAGCTCGTCAATGGGCAGATGCTGTTCTATTGCAGCGGGGACGCCGGAGTCGTCTGTAACAGCATCTATTACTCGGCAGGCGGCCAGGTCGGACCCTATTTCGACCGCGAGGACAACAAGGCCGTTTACAGCCAGAGTACCGGCGTCCAGGTTGACCAGCTCTCATTTGACGTCGTCGCCGGCACGTCCTTGATCGGTTCCACTCCATTCGCCCAGGCCGTCAGGACCGGGATTATGGACGGCGCGCTGATGACCCTCGACAGGGTGTTCATGCCGACCTACGGAGACACCTCGCGCGGCATTGTCCGCATCCATGTCGGCGAGATCGCCGAGGTCGTGATCGGCCGCCAGGTCTTCACCTTCCAGAGCAACAGTTCGGCTGAGCTTCTGGATCAACAGCTTCCTCGCAATCTGTGGCAGCCGAAGTGCTGCAACCAGCTCGGCGACTCGCAGTGCGGCGTAAACCTGACCCAGTATACCGCGAACGGATGCGTCGCGGCTGCGGGCTCGACCAATAATCTCATACTGACCAATTCAATCCCTGGTGTGCCGGCGTCTGCCACCAATCAGGCGGGCGCCTTCAATCTTGGCGTGATCCAATTCACCAGCGGCGCGCTCCAAGGTCAGTCATACGGCGTTCGTTCTGTCACCTATGGGTCGCAGAACCAGATCCAGCTCATCGGCTTCGCCGAGGCCGCACCGACTGCCGGTGATACCTTCAGCCTGGTCTATGGGTGCGACAAAACCGGCGGCTTCCAGATCCAGGTATCCGGCGTTGTGACGGCCGGACAGACCAACATCGACCTTACCGTGGCCGGCGGTAACACGCTGCCGACCGGGTCGAACGTCATGATCACGGGCCCAGGCATCCCGGCCGGCACTTATGTCAAGTCGTACTCGGCCACCGCGCCCGGAACGCCACCTGTTCCTACGGAAGGCGCGCTAATTCTGAGTAATCCAGTCACGGTGACTTCCAAGAGCGCCAGCTTGACCTTCTGGATCAACGTCGTTGGCCAGATCCAAAACGGCTGCCCTAAGTTCGGCAACCAGTCCAAGTTCCGTGCCGCGCCGTTCGCCCCCCAGCCGCTGACGAGCGCTTGATGAAGAAGCGGGCAATCCTCGGCATCAATCCCGAGATCCTGGCCGGGGCCACGGCGGTCCTCGATGTGGCCGGCGTCAAGGTCATCGGTAGCATGGCCTCGACGCCGAGCCGCCCATTCGTGCGCCTGGTGATCGAGAGCGACATGCTTCCAGACGAATGTCTGGGCGGCGATCTGAAGATCGTCTCTGCTCTCGTCCAAGCGAAGGTCGATGACGAGGGCGTGGAGACAGCTACGCTGCTGCGGTTCGAGGTCTGCCCTTGGTAGACACCGCGGCCGAGCGCCGGGCGCTGCTGTCCGAGGCGCATGAGTGGCTGGGAACACCTTATCACTCGTGCGCCCGCGTCAAGGGCGCGGGCGCAGACTGCCTGACCTTCGTCGCTGGCGTGTTCGAGAATACCGGGCTGACCGGCCCGATCGAGATCCCCGCCTATAACCCGGAGTGGCACGTCCACGGCGACGGCGAGGAGCTTTATATCGGTGGACTCAAACGCTACTGCGCCGAGGTTTCTGGTCCGCCAGAGCCTGGCGACGTGGTCGTGTGGAAGATCCTCAAGTGCTTTTCGCACGGCGCGATAGTCGTCGAATGGCCTCGGATCATCCACGCCCATGTGAGGCGCAATCTCAATTACGACGACGCCTTGGCCAGTAAGGGTCTGGCGTTCGTGGCTGAGCGCGGGCCCGACTTCGGGAAGCCGCGCCCGGTGAAATTCTTCCGCCTGAACAGGTGGCTTTCGGAGGACAAATGAGCGGCATCATCGGGGGCGGCAAGGCCCCTGTTTACCCAGGCAACCTGGCGCTCAACACCAGCGCCTATGGGCTGCCGATTCCCCTGGTCTATGGCCAGGCGCGCACCGGCACCAATCTCCTCTACTACAACAACTTCCAGCAGGTAGCGAACAAGTCGTCCAGCGCTGGCAAGGGCGGCACTAACGCAAACACGTCATACACCTATACAGCGGACATTGTCTTGGGTGTGTGCGAAGGGCCGATCCAGGTGTACGGCACCATCTGGGATGGTCAGAACGTCGACACCCAGTTCAGCCTTAACCTCTATGGCGGCAACGGAGCGATCGGCCAGGCTGTGTGGCCGCACCTGGTCGGCACGCCCCAGGCGGTGCCTTATTCTGGAACGGCCTACCTCGCCGGCCAGAACTTCCCCCTCGGAAGCTCGGCGACGATCCCGAACCTCGGTGTCGAGGTCTACGGCCTATGCGGCGGAACCTCGGCCAACCCGAACGCTTCCGACGCAGACCCGGCCCAGGTTGTCATCGATCTGCTGACCAATCCGGCGCACGGCGCCGCGCCCGGCAAGATCAATGTCGGCACCCTGTCGGTCCAGTCCGAGACGCACACTATCCCGTCATCAGCGCCCTACCAGATCACGGTCAATGGCGCGGCCAACTACCAGTATCCTCTCGATGCGGTCATCGGCGGCCAGGCGATCCAGAGTGTCGTGCAGGCACAGACCCCGCTGACCGGGCAGTACATCTGCTTCTGGAATGGCACCTATCAATTCAGCGCGGCCGATGCCGGCAAGAGCGTCACGATCAATTATGCGCTGTTCGAGCAGGAGCTGACCTCCTACTCGAACTTCACCCAGGCCAGCGGGCTCTGGGTCAGCCCGGTCTACAGCAGCCCTACCGCCGCGAGCAGCCTGATCGACTCGCTGGTGACTAACACATATGCCGAGGTGGTGTGGTCGAGCGGCGTCATGACCGTCGTTCCTCGCGGCACCGTCAATGTCAGCGGCAACGGCCGGACATGGACGGCACCCACGGCGCCTCTCTTCAGCCTGACCGATGACGACTTCATGCCGAACGTCGGAAGCGGCAACACCGACGACCCGATTCAGATCACCAGGTCGCGCACGTCCGACCAGGACAACGACATCAAGCTGACGTGCTCCGATCGCCTCAACTCCTACGCATCGAGCGTGGTGGAGCGAACCGACGACGGGCTGCTGACCCGCTTCGGACGGCGCACCAGCAGCAAGAGCGCGCCCGAGTTCGCCGACATCAACGCGGCGGCGGTCTCAGCCGATCTGCAGCTCCAGGACGAGTACATCCGCAACAGCTACCAGTTCACGCTGGACGCGCGCTATTGCATCCTGGACCCGATGGATATCGTCGCCGTCACAGATCTCGCACTGGGCCTTAATGCCCAGTGGGTGCGGATGACCAACGCCCAGGAGCAGGATGACGCCTCGATCCTCTTCACCGCCGAGGAATACCCCTCGGGCACCGGCGCCGCGGCGGAATACAGCATCGACCCACGCAGTGGCTGGTCGCCGAATCAGGGCAGCACTGCATCGAGCATCAACACCTACTCGGTGTTCTGCCCGCCGATCGCCATGTGTCGCTCGAACGGCGTAGAGGTATGGGTGGCGGGGTGCGCGGACAACCAGGCCGGATGGGGTGGGTTCAATGTATGGCTGAGCTACGACAACGCCACCTATGCCCAGGTCGGGGAGTTGAATGGCTCAAGCCGCATGGGCGTCCTGACCGCCGCGCTGCCGGCCGGCTCTGACCCGGACACGACAGACACCATCTCGGTCGACCTGACCGAGAGCGCCGGAGTCCTGACCGGCGGCTCGCAGATCAATGCCGACCAGTTCGCCACGGCTTGCTGGATCGGAGGCGAGATCGTGTCCTATGAGACTGCCACCCTGACCGCCCCGCACCAGTATAACCTGGGCACCTATCTGCGGCGCGGCGCCTATGGCTCCGGCATCCAGGCGCACAACGTTGGCACCCAGTTCGTTCGCCTCGACAGCCAGCTAGTCAAGATCCCGATCAGCGGCTACCAGGCTGGCGTCAACGTCTACATCAAGCTGCAGAGCGTCAATCAG